CTCACTTTTCTTCTTATTATCCTACAGTGTCGATAGTACCCGCATAAGAAGTACTTGTGCTATTTGGCCATGGATTTTCACCATCTGGAGCAGGGGCGAAGTTATCAAATGCAACATCAACTTCGAACTGAGAAATTCTATCTGTTCCATCCCAATCTAGAATAATTGGACCAAGAGCTTTAGGCCATCCATTGATGATATTATAAACACGAATTGGAGAGCCGTCTTTAGAATAATGAGTAACAGTCCAAAGCGCCTTATAAGCTTCACCGTCAAAGCTAGTCTGCATAACGTTCGATTCAATACGATTAATTGAGTTATTCCAAGCTTCAAATAAGGCTCTTGTGGTATAATCTTCGTCAAGCATGACGGTAATACGCCAGTCATCCCAGACTCTATCACCAGCAGACTTAATTTTTCTTCCGAAGTAAGGAATAAGAACCGAACCTACCTGATAGGAAGGAATAGAAGCAGCCTTACAAGAGAATTGAAGTTTGTCTACAGCATTTGTATCAATACCTGTTAATGCTGTAGGTAGTGTGAGTTGAATATCAAATTTAGATGGTCTTGCTCCACCATAAACTTGGCCTCGGGCTAGAAACTGTGTGATATCAAATGCCATGTATTTCTCCTAGTGTTTCTTTTATTTATTATTAGAATGCAGGATTTTCTACTTCAGAGAAGGTTACGGTGTCATTTACGGCCACGAAATCTAGACGAATGAAGTCAGCAAGTCTTGAAGGCTTGATATAGATTCCAGCAACGAACTGGTCTGCATCAACTACTTGAGCAGTATTGTTGCTTCCATCGCAGATAATCAAGAAGTCTGTAACGCCTCTAGCACCTTGAACAGTCTTGATAAATGGGTTAGCCATATTCTTGAACTGATTCTGTGTAAATACGTCATTGATCTTGAATACAATAGGCTTGGTAGCAGCAGCAATGTTGACACGTAGATAGATGAAGAGGTTTCTAACATTGATTCTATTGAATGCAGTGTTAATAACCGTAAACATTCTATCACCGTCAAGATATGTGCCATATCCAGCTTCAGTAATAACAGGGTTAATACCTAATGGATATAGATAATCACGATCAGTTTCCTTTGGATTATATGCAAGCTTAGTTACATTATTGATTAGACCGTTTTCAACGCCAGCATTTGAGAACCAAGGATATGAAATATTATCAGTATAGGCGCGAGTTCCAGCAGTATCACCGCATAGAGGAATCCATCTATAGATGTTATTAAATGGATCATACTGCCACTTGTATCCAGTATCAAGGAATAGATAGGTTGTTCCATTAAGGAATGATGACCATCCAGCAATTGACACGGCTTCAAAGCCTGAATTATTAACTACAGTTGCCTTGTCAGGTGAGGCGAAAACGATACAATCATAGCCTCTTTGTGCAACAATATTCTGCACAAGCCAGTTTGGAAGCTGGAAATTGTAGTAGCTTGCACCGTTATAAACACCGCTTCCGCCAATTGACTTACCAGTGATTAGGTAAGAAATTGGATATGTCTTATCAGTAAATAGCTGCCAACCGTTTGCAAGCGTCTGTAGAGGCGCTAGGGCTTCAGAATCGCCATCCTGACCTAGAACAAAGTTCAGAGATAGAGGATTTTGATTTGTTGAATTGACAAGACTGACTGAAGGAGCAGAGACTACCCCAGGACGATCATTAACAACCCAGATATATTGTGAAGACTGGTTAATAACTGTCTGATAGTAGGCTGTTGTTCCATCTGCATTGATAGCGTCGGTAGCAAATGATAGATTATTGAAGGTTTCAAGAATGGTTCCTGGAACACCTGAGAATAATCCATCCTGGTCAACAACAACAAGACTTAGTTGATCGATAAGTGAGCTATTTGAAGTAATAGCAAGCACAGAAGGAGTTTGCCCTGGTTTGTTGCTAACTTTATTATAGAATTCCCAATTACGCTGTAGAGAATTTGCAGTATAGTTATATGCGAGTCTTGAAGGATTCTGGAACTGTAGATTTACAGTTGTTACAGTTGAATTAGTTACAGCATTAGAGATTGCACTAATCTTTAGAGTGCTTACATAAGCTGTTCCTAA